ATGCTGCGGACAAGGTTGTCGATGTGCCAACCCGCGGAAGCGGAAAGTTTTGGATCTTCTAGTACAGGAAGAAGATCGGCAATCTGGTACCGGCGCTTGCGACCAAAAATCTGGGTCTGGCTGGTATCTTGCGGGGTTTCGATTGAAAAGAACGTGTAGTCTTGACGTAGGAACTCGGGTTTCCAGTCACGAAGATCGTCCCACACCCAACCACAATAACCAAACGTTGTATTTTCGTGAGTTGTTTGGGCTACAAGGTCATCAAATGCGCCCCATGCACGGATGCATTTTGTAATCTCTTCACGAAATACCTTGGTTTTGTTTTCGGAGTCTGCCGAGTCTCTGGGGTATTTGCTATAGGTGAGGGTAGTTGCCTGCTCGATAACTGCACGAAACGGAGGCTGAATACGGCTAACCATCGTGGAAAGGAAACCGGTAGGACGGTTGCTTCTCCAATCCTGACCAAGAGACTCAAGATATTTTGGCTTGTAGGGGGTCTCGTTGTTGAGCTTTTTTTGGATGAGCTGATTCTTTTTGTTCCGTTCAACGTTCTGCTGCTTCAGCCGGCGATAGGCGCTCCAAGCTCCTGAAGCGTCTTTAAACATTCTGCGAACTTGCAGCGTGTCTTTGTCAACGGTGTCGGTTTCCGAATTGGTTGGGGTAACAACGGTAAGCCCAAGAATGTCTGGCTTGTCGTGTGGATTACCAGACTTTGGGGCCGTGTGTGCAAAGTTGTCGGTTATCCTAGGGTCAAGAGGTTTGAGTACGTTTGCCATGTAGTTTTATTTGTTGAGCCAGCAATGAGAAGGAATGTCGGAAGAGGTTGCAAGGTCCTCGGGTTGCATGAAAACTGCGGCCCGGTTGTCGTGCCTTAGTATTGTGCAACCTCCAAGAACTGGGGTTGACCTAGTCTCTCTAGCCTGTCTTACGCTCGCTGACAAGCGATCAGTTGCAACAACGCACGAACTACATCCGCCGCGCCAGTTTACGTTGTAGATGCACTTTGCACAAATTTGTGCTCGTGCCTCGGCCAGCTCGTCTCCTACAAGAGGATGCGGCCTAGGAGAAGCAAGTATGTTGCGTGCCCACGTTTGGAGGTCCCCAGACAACTCTCCCGAGTTCCAATCGGAGTGGCTGCGGCTAATCGTTACCTCGTCAACGTGGTGACAAAAATCGGGCCACCTTCCGCAAATGTAATCGTTGACGTCGGTTACGGTCGTGTTGTTGGGCAAAGAATTTTCGGCACGGTAGTCCGTTACCTTACGACGAAGATCTTCAATCGTATCAGCTTGTATGCGAACGTCCCCCTGAAAGTAGTGGAATCCTTCAGGTGGTACCATTCCTATGATAGGTTTAGCCACGGAGGGGGAATACGAGATTTGTAAGGCCATGTCAATATAAAGTTTGGCTTGCGAATGCGTAAAGTATTGGTATCATAAAAACATGACAAAACTTCATACTACTAACAGAAAACGACGCAGCCAAATTTGGACGTTGCCAGATTCTTTATTCATTGATCTGGTTAGAAAATCAAAACGCATGAAAGATGTCTTAAATTTTTTTGGGGTAGCCTGTAAAGGAGGAAACTTTAATACAGCTAAAGAAAGGATACGGTTTCTAGGGCTAGACACAAGCCATTTTGTGTCTAGGACAGAATCTTCGGCGATTGGTAGACGGGTATCTGAAAAATCTTTTCGGGAAATTTGGTTGGTTGAAAATTCTTTAATTTCCAGAAGCGCTGTTAAAAGAAATCTTTTGAGGTTTGAAATGATCCTCGATGAATGCTCGGGTTGCGGAAACCAAGGAATGTGGAAAGACAAACCTTTAACGCTGCAGTTGGAACATAAAAACGGAATTTCTAACGACCACCGGCTACAAAACCTTTGCTTGCTATGCCCAAACTGCCACAGCCAAACAGAAACGTACGCTGGGAAAAACTGCCGCGCTAGGACTTGAACCTAGAAAAGTCTGCTTCAAAGGCAGATGAGTCTACCATTCCTCCACACGGCAAAATTTTCATTCCGAGAAATCCACCCATTCCATCCTTTCAACCCCGTGCATCTTTCTTTCACGTTGAATCCGTTCTGGTTGTGGTGTGGTCATGGTGGGAACGTTCCCTGAACGCTGGCGCATAAGAAACACCAGCATGCTGAGTGAGTCAAGAGCATCTGGAGACTTTTGTCTGGTGCGCTTGCAATATTCTTGCTTGCTTTCTACCCGAACAAGCCCGCGTCCTTTTTGCTTGTATCGTCGGCTGGTTGCCTCGCGTACAAGTTCTTCGTGCCTAAAGCCCGGGCTAATTTTTAGGTAGCCAAACTCAAGGTATTTGCCCAAGCCAAAGATCAGCTCGGTTACAATGCCGTTGTACATCTCGTTGGCCCGTTGGCTGTCGTCGCCCAGTACGTGGGTGTCGGTGGCAGCGGTCGAATAGTTTACGCCCATGACGTCTTGTCCAAACAAGTTCTTTAGGTTGTCGTGCACCCCGGCACCGTTGCCTGTGCGGTCAACCACGGTCCATCCGGCTCCTATCTTCATTTGGTTGCAAAACCGCATAATGGCGTTGGTCTGCTTGACCGTGTCGCCTTTGGGGAATGGCATCTGGCTGTCCACTTGCAACACGGTGCGAGGCTTGTCAAACGGAACAAACTTGCCCGATAGTGGGGTCCATCCGTCGCTAAGACCAAAGCGTCCGTAGGTGCACATGAGCTGGTCGTTACCTTCCAAGGCAAGATCGAACGAGGCAAGGGGAACGACCGGTCCGGTAAAGCGGACAATACCCACGGCATTGTCCATCATTGCAGGCGTAATGATTGCCATGCTCACACCCTCCTGAGGAAACCAGCCACGGGCCATAGTGAAATACTCAGCCGTCTTGCCTCGTGACTCGTAGTTCATGAAACCTTCGTAGGTTTGCAGTCCACCGTACACGATGCGCTTTTCTTGCACGTTCTCGCACCGGGCAGCGTCTAGCCTAAGCACCTGCCACTTGTCACGGCTTGTCCACTCAAAATCTTCTTCGCAGTCAATTGAGCCCCAGCCCCTCTTCGGCTCGCACATCTTGCCAAAGTCGCTGGTGCGGTCTTTCGGGTTGCTGGCGGCAAAGACCTTGATGTGCCCCGATGCGTTGTCGGTGTCGGCAGTGGACAGCAAGTTGCGGCAGCCTTCCCATACGCCGGCTGGAATCTCTTCGGCCTCGTCAAGGATGACAAAGTTACGGGTCAGCTTGCCGAACCGGGGATGGGGTTTGCCGATGCGTGGTGACGGGTGGAATCCGCGCAAGGTACCGTGTCCGCTTTCACCCTTCGGAATGGCAACAAGGTGGATGCCCTGTTTGCTGTCGGTGTTGGCCTGTATGCTCTTGACCAGTGCTTCTCCGCCTTTGAACTCGGGCTTGACCAGTGCGGTGCGGTGAAAGTTTTTGATCGACGCAAATATGTTTCGCTCGGCATGCTCCGCGGTTAGGGAGATGACCTTGATCGACGTGTTGCATGGATCCTGCAGCCAACCAAGGTAGAACCAAGCCGCGGCACCAAAGCTCTTTCCCATAGCGCCGGCACCCTGCACCAGTAGCTTGTCGTGCTTGAACAGGTTGCCCCACACCTGTCGGGAGCTGCTAGGTCTCCAGTCGTACACGTCTTCACCCCAAAGAATCGTCGCTGCAGCCTCAAAATGGTCGCCTTGCAGCAAATGGTCTACATACCCCCAGACAATGTTTCTGGCGAGATCTGGGGTAAGCTCGAGCGATTGCGGGGGGTTTGCGGTAAGGTTGCTGAGGATCCAGTGGGCAGCGTACAGTATGCCCTTCTCCTCGTCGCGGTCGGCTTCTGCCCTGATAGCGGTCGCCTGCTCCAGTAGCTTGGCGATCAACGGTGTGGCTGCTACCGGGTTCATAGCCTTACTGCCGGCTTTCCGATGTCCCACGTCATGTTCCTTTCGACGGTGATCTGATCGGTCCTGAAGTGTCGGACGCTTTGATTGTTCAAAACTACGGTCCACACGTCGTTGGCAAAGGTTCCCCCGTCACGAGCATAGATTGCCATGCCGTCACCTAGTTCGGTCTTAACCGGTATGGGGTCGGGGAAAAATAACATCAGATAACACCCATTATGAATAGTTCTTGTTTATGTAAGTGGTTCATTATCAAAGGTGTCTTGCGTTGTTGAATAGATGTCGCATTCTGGCAACTCATCCGACACAAGCGGTGGGGCGCTGTCCCAGTTTTCTGCACCCTCGCCGGAAGGCTCGGTTTGCGGTGCCGGCAACTCATCAGCCGGGGTTACAAGTTCGGCTTCGATTACGTCGCGGTGTGGAATGTTGAACAAGAGCTTCAGGTCACTGGCCGAATTGATCTGCAGTTTTTCAGGCGCAAATTCTCCGGCTATCCTTGCATCGGCCAACAAAGCAGCCAGTGCGTCGTATGTAGCGCCGGTATCTTTGTTAAAGGTCTTGGTCGGGATCATGCCTTCCGCCATTTGCCTCAGCACCTCCCGCTTTCGTGACAGGTCCATGACGCACCGGATAGCTACTTCCTCCCGGAACTCTTCGCAACGGGCAATCAGCTTAGGGTTTTTGGAAAGCGTGTAGCCACATTGCCCCGGTGCCTTGCTGTCCGGGTACAGGATGCGATAGGCTTCGGTGTAAGACTTGCCGGCGACTACGAGCTGGCAGAATTTTTCGTGGCGAGGATTGTGGAGAGCGGGCATGGGAGCTGGGTAACTTTTCAGTGTGTCTTAATTGATGTGAGACAAATAGTCTCAACAGAGACACATTGTCAACAATAAATCTGTTATAGCTAGAATCATTCTAAATAAGGAAACAACTTTACAAATCCCTTACGAGTCCTTGACACTTTTCAACAAGTGTATAGGTTTTGCAATTACACCTCCGACTCTCAATCAAAGCGATCTGATCAATTGTAAACCCAACTTGTTGGATGTTGAGTGAAAGAGGGCTTGCCGGCGAGCATCACCGGCTGACTCCGCGCTGGCGGATAACGGGGGTTACCCAATCCAGTAATATTTTCGGGCGGGGCATTGAGGGGCGAGTTTGGTGGAGTTAGCCATGTGCTACGATCCAAATACTCGTAGCGACCTGAACCCCGTCCGACCTTTTTTAATTCCCTCGAATTCGACGGGTTTAGATTTGGGGCGTTAAATCCCCCTATAGGCGAATCTAGCTGCAGTAATCTAATCACGACACAATCCCGATATCCGTAGTGCGAACGCTACACACGACGAGTGTAGTGTGTTTGCCGAGTTTATCATTAGTGATAAATTGAGCAGTTATAACAAGTTTAGGGAATTTACCATTTAACCTAGATGTTTATTAACATGGCACCAAATGAAACAAGACTTCATCCTACAACTTTCTTTCAAACAATCTCGACAAGTACCACATCGCCAAGATACCTTGTCCTACGTAGCAGGAGATTCACCGACTTTACAAACAAGTCACCTAGGCTACCAAAAACCCTCGGACCCAAAAGTCTTGGGGTTTTTCGCTTAAAGCCCAAAAACAGGCCCAATACATGGACATCTGATAGAAACTCACTCTTTTTTCTATTTGCCATTAAAGACTACAGAGACAAGTGTACAAATACAAATTGAAATACTAATTTTAGGTAACCAGTAATGAATAAAGTGTTTTTATATGTATTCTGCAGCCCTTAGGGGTTTTTTGTGGCTTTTTCGCCTCGAACAAGACCTTTTCCTCAAAATGAGCATTTCAATTTGTATTTCCGTACTTTCTACTTGACCTTTCAATGGCAATATGAAAAAAGAGTTAATGTATATCAAATGTCCATGTATCAACCAACCCAAAACACAAAACCAATGAAACCCAAAATCGAGCTACCAATTGCCATCTCAGCCATCTGGATTCCGTCCCTTGACCCCGACATTCGACCCACCTTCTTGGCACGAATTGACGAGGCACTGATCGCCAAGATACCGGTCGGACCCACCTTGTCGCCTTCCACCATTCGCCAATTATCTGGTGCCATGTTGTCTTTGCACCCGGCATCTGTTGGCTGTCAGACATTGTTAAATCGTGAGCTTTTTTACAACAAAGTGACAGGATTTGCTCTTCTGGTCTTTTGGCTGCCACAGACCAACGACTCTCCCAAATACGTGGCAAGATTCAAAGGATCCAAGACAACGATCAAGCCAATGAACCCAAGGTTTGCCGGCCAAATCTCTCCCGATTACGAAAAGGTGCCGTTAAATGTCGCAACTCAGGCTGCGCCCGGGGAAGCCAAAAAGAAGCACGGGGGCAGAATGAACCTACGCAAGGCCCGACAATCCATAAGCCACATCTTTCCGGGGCTGATCAAGATTGTGTACGATCAAGCAACCGGCACCGTCAAAAGCTCGTTTGAAGGCACCACACTACAAAAGGTGATCAAGCACCGTGAGCTGTATGCCCACACGCTTTCAAAGTTTGGCTTTCCCATCATCAGCCCAGACCTAGACTTCAAGCTTGGCACATGGAGGGTCAAAACGGACGGCCCCAAGCGGAAGTATTACCATGTGCTCACCTTGTATACGGCGCAAGACAAGTGGGCCAAGCCCTCAAAGTTACGTGTTGACTT